ACAGCATCACAAGATAAAATGTTTATAAGATTTTCAGATCAAGAAGATATATCTGACTATGCCCCTACCTCTACGAACACCGCTGGAACTTTTCAATTAGATGATGGCACAGAAATAAGAGGTGCAGTAAAAGGAAAAGATTATATATTTATTCTAACAGATACAGCTGCCTACATCTCTCAATTTGTTGGACCACCATTCACTTTCTCTATTAGAAAAGTTGGTTCTAATTGTGGTTTGATAGGAAAACATGCAGTCGTTTATGCAGATGGTGTCGTTTATTGGATGGCTGATTCAGGTGGATTTTTTGTTTATGATGGAACTGTAAAAAGTTTACCTTGCACTGTAGAGGATTTTGTTTTTACAACAAATAATACTGGCGACTTAGGAATAAGTTTTGACCAAGCTAAAAAAGTTTACGCTGGTTATAATACTTTGTTTGGTGAGGTAACTTGGTATTACCCTAAATCAGGATCTACTGGTATTGATAGAAGCGTAACATTCAACTACACTGAAAATACTTGGACAACAGGATCGTTAGCAAGAACCACTTATTACGATGCTCAGCTTTTCGATCATCCATACGCAACAGAATTTTCATCGACTGGAGTCCCAAGCTTTCCAACTATAAAAGGTGCTACAAATACAAACGGTGCCACTACATTCTATGAACATGAAAAAGGAGTTGACCAAGTTAATAGTTCGGGCACAACTGCGATTTTAGCTAATATTCAATCAGGTGATTTTCAATTAAATTTAGACGGTCAAGGAGAATTTTTTACAAAAATTAGAAGATTTATTCCTGACTTTAAACGTTTAACCGGTGATGCACAAGTTACCATAAATTTAAAAGACTTTCCAGTGGATACAGCAGCATCCTCACCTCTTGGACCATTTACTATTTCATCGTCTACTCAAAAAATAGATACAAGAGCTAGAGGTAGAGCAGCAAGTTTAAAAATTGAAAATACGAGCACAGGCCAATCATGGAGATACGGAACGTTTCGTGCTGACGTGCAACCAGATGGTAGAAGATAATGGCAAAAATTACAGCTTATATTCCAGAACCTAAAGAAACTTATCAACCTGAAAATCAGAGACAAGTTTTGCAATCTTTAGATACGGTAAAGCAACAACTTAATACTTCATATCAACAAGATTTAAAAAATGAACAATCAACTTTTAATTGGTTTATATCATGACTATACAATATAAAAATGCAGGGATAAATTTAAGCACAACAGGGACAACAACTGTGTTAACTTCTCCATCCTCGGCAAGATGTTTAGTAAAACAAATTCAGGTAGATAATGCATCTGCATCACCTGTTAATTTATCAGTTCAGTTTACAGACAGTTCTACATCTACAACTTTTCGAATAAGAAATAAGGCTATACCAGCTAATGAAGTTGTTGATATAATTAATCAAACTTTAGTTTTAGAAGAAGGTGATTCATTAAAAATGACAGCGGGCACTGCTAATGAGTTACAAGGTATTATAAGTTACGCACAGATCGATAGGTCACAAGAAAATGGCTAAGAAAAAACCTGTATTTGGTGTTAATACTTATATTAGAAAAACAAGAAAAAAAAGACCAGGCAGACATACAAAGAGATTGAACAAACACAAAAAAAAGAGTATGAAGAAGCAACGCTATAAAGGACAAGGAAGGTAATATGGAAATAAGAAGAATACCAGCACACGCAGTAGAAAAAATAAAAAATAAAAGAACTGGAAAAGAATATAAAGATAAAGCAGAGTTTGATGCAGATGTAGCAGACCCAAATACAGATACAACTGCAGCAGATTTTCAACAAGATCTTATAATTACTCCAGCTTCAGTTGGTGGCAAAAGCGATACTAAATGAGTCCTCTAGGAGGGACAGAGTTACAGTATCAGCTATTATATAAATACGTTGATAACACTTTATTAGATAATTTTTTAATCACAACGTCAGTGCCTGAAAAAATTCCTCTAAGTAAAGATAAAATAAATATTCTTTGGCAACAAAATTCATACGATCAGCCTAATATAATTAATTGGTTTTCACAAAAAGATAATCATAATAAATATGATTTTTATGTTTTTAATTCTCATTGGTGTTATGAAAAATTTAGAATGAGATTTAAGATACCAGAAAATAAATCCACAGTTATTAAAAATGGAGTAGAGGCTTTTCCAGATAAAAAATTTGTAAGAGGAGATAAAGTAAAACTTATTTATCATTCGACCCCTTGGCGAGGTCTAAATGTTTTACTTGGTGCGATGCAATTAGTTAAAAACAAAGATGTAGAATTAGATGTTTATTCAAGCACCCAAATATATGGCGATGATTTTAAAAAGTCTAATGATGATTATTACAAAGGGTTATATGATCAGGCTAAAGCTTTACCAAACGTTAATTACGTTGGATATGTAAGTAATGAAGAGATAAGAAAAAAATTACAGTCTTATGATCTTTTTTGTTTTCCTAGTATATGGGAAGAGACCTCATGCATATCGGCTATCGAAGCATTGTCAGCTGGTTTACATATGGTTACTACTAATTATGGTGCACTCTTTGAGACTTGCTCAGAATGGCCTGTCTACGTAAATTACACTAAAGATTATAAAAATTTAGCTGAATTATTTGCATTCTCTATTGATGAAGTTTGCGGTTATCTATACAAAGGAAGTGTGCCAAACTTTTTAAAAAGACAACAAGAATTTTACAGAGAATTTTATTCATGGGATAAACGAAAATCTGAATGGACTAATTTTTTACAAGGACTATTACATGAGCAACGATCCAAACTCTAGACCTATTTGGTTTAATGAGAAGAATGAGCTTGATGAAAGAAGTTTATTTGTAGCTACTCCTGTGCATTCAGAAGTAAGTATTCATTATACTCAATCTTTATTAGAATTACAAAAACAAGCTATTAAGAAAAAAATAAAAATTGTATTTCAACTGTATAAGTCTTCCTTAGTTACTCAAGGTAGAAACTTATGCGTGTCAGCTTTTTTAAGAAGTGGATTTAGCCATATGCTTTTTATTGATTCTGATATTGGTTTTAAACCACAAAGTGCATTCAATCTTTTAGATGCTAATAAAGATGTTGTATCTGTGCCTTACGCACTAAAAGATATGTGTTGGGATAAAGCTCTGTACATGATTAAAAATAATAAAATTAAAACAATAGATGATTTAAAATATAAAGCTTTTTATAGGTATCCGTTTAAAGTAGCACAAACGGATAGCATAGAAGTTAAAGGAGGTGCTATAGAAGTCACACACTCTCCGACAGGCTTTATGATGATTAAAAGGACAGTATTTGAAAAAATGATAGAAAAGTATCCTGAGTTTGAAATAAACCAAGATAATATAATTAATGGAAAAAATGAAAAGGTTAAATATTTCTATAATTTTTTTGACACGCTTCACGACCCTGAAACTAAGACTTATTTAGGTGAAGATTTTGCTTTCTGTAAGAGGTGGAGGGATATAGGTGGCAAATGTTATTGTCTTGTAAACGACTATATTAGCCACATAGGGGAACATCAGTATACAGCCTGTTTTGCTGATGAGTTGATTAAGCAATTTTAGAGTGGTAATATTGTAATACTATATAGTATTATTATGGATCCATTTACTTTAGCATTAGCCACATTTGGCGTTCAGAAACTACGTGGTAAATCCACAAAAAGAGCATTGAGAGATGCTGCCATAGTGGGTGGTGGCTCTTATGCTTTTGGTCAAGCGGCAGGGGCTGGTATGATACCAGGTGTTACTCCAGGTTCAGGTATAGGTAGAATAGGACAAGGATCAGCTTTCTCTGGCATACAAGGAATATTAGGAACTAAAGGCCTTACAAAAGAGGCTGCTCAAGCACAATTAGGAAAAGGTGCTACTGAAGCTGAAATAGCAAAACTTATGAAAGGCTCTGGATTTAGAGGTTTAGGCACTGGAGAAAAAATTTTTGCAGGGACCACTTTATTAAGTTTGCTAGAGGGAGGTGAACCTGAAGTTAAACCACCATTTACAGAAGAGGATTATAAAAAAGCATATGATGAACAGGTTTCGAAATTAGGTGATGGATTTACACCTTTTACAGGTACTCAACCAACTGTAGCTGAATCTTTTGCACCATCGACAATATACGCAGCAAAAGGTGGCCTAGCGGAGATAAGAAAATTTAAAGAGGGCGGTGTAAATTTTCTACCCTCTAAACTCGATCACGATGAAAAAGATTTTAATAACTACGTAAGAGCACAAGGTTATGTAGAGGATGGAAGCGGAGCAGGTGATAAAGATGAAGATACAATGTTAGCACAATTAGCTGACGGAGAGTTTGTATCTAGAGCAGATGCTGTTTTAGGTGCGGGTATTCTATCTGGTGCTAATCCTAGAAACTTTAAAGTCATGAGAGAAAAAGGTGCAGAATTTTTTTATGATCAACAAAAAAAATTTAAAAGGGTTTACGATTTATTAAATGAGAGCAAAACAAATTAAAATAAGAAAAGAAGTAAGTGTTCTCTATATTCACCCTAAAAGTGTGGATGAATATTGGGCTTTGTGTGAGTTCAACTTAAAAGAGGGATTGAAGTACGATGGTGACCCTATGAGTTTAAAAGAGTTAAAAAAAAGAATTAAATTAGGAGACTATCAACTTTTTTTAATGTTTGGTTCTGATTGTGGAGAAAAATATAAGGTCTTCGGAGTTTTTGTAACAAGGGTAATGAAACTCCCTAATTATAATCAAATGGAAGTAATATTACTTAAAGGTGAAAAGAGAGAGTTATGGCAAGATGAGGCTGCTGATATGATTGAAAATTTTGCTGTACAACATGATTGTAAAAAAATAGCGGTTCATGCAAGACCTGGTTGGGAAAAATTTTTAAGCACAAAAAATTGGAAAGTTAAAAGATATTTATACACTAAGGAGTTAACATGAGTTTTATATTCGGAGGCGGCGGAGGAGGCGGCGGGGGAGGATCCTCGTCAGGGACTCAACAAAATATACAAAGAGAAGCTCCGGGCGTAGAGTCTAGAAAACTTGCATTATATGACCAAGCTGCCAAATTAGCTGCTCAACCAGTTGCACTACCGGGTATTCAAGTTGCACCAGCTACTGGTTTAGAACAAGCAGCATTTACACAAGCTGGTCAAACAGGTGTTGGTGCTCCTGCGGTTCAAGCAGGTATAGCAGCCGCCGCACTAGGAACAACCGCTCCGCAGGTTTCTCAATTTTTTAATCCGTTTGATCAGTTTGTTTCGGATGAAGTCACAAGACAAGCGGGCATTGCACAAAATCAATTAGCTGCACAAGCCGTAAGAGCAGGTGCATTTGGTGGTGGAAGAGAAGGTGTGCAAAGAGCTGAAATAGAGAGAGCAAGACAAGCTAACATCGGTCAATTAAGAGCAACAGGTTTTCAGCAAGCATTAGGTGCAGCACAAGCAGAAAGACAAAGACAATTACAAGGCGGTCAATTATTAGGTGCTTTAGGTGCACAACAACAACAGATGGGTTTGGCTGATATACAAAGTCAGTTGCAAGCAGGTGCAGTGCAAAGAGGACTAGGTCAGGCTGCATTAGAGGCATCAAGACAAACACAATTACAAAGACAGTTTGAGCCTTTTCAAAGAATAGAATTTTTAAAAGGTATCATGACTAACTTACCTACAACACAAAGTACAATAACAGCAACCACGGCTCCCGGATCTAATCCTGTATCTCAAGCTTTAGGTGCTGGGCTAGGAGCATATTCTACTTATCAATTTATGCAACCAAGGAGATAAGATGGATAGTGTATTAACTAGAAAATTATTTAGAGATAAATACTTTCAATTACATAAACCTAAAAAGTTTAACAAAGGCGGTATTACATCTATACCTAAATTTCAAACAGGTGGATTTTTTACACCACAACAAGAA